GCCCCGCGCCCCGCGGAACTTTAAATCGCCCGAAGAGGGGCCAATGGATGTTTATTTCCCTCGTAATGAAAAGGGTTTTTTTGATACGACACGTAAGGTTCTTGGTTTCTCCCCGCGGAGATACCGGAACTACTAATTCGTATAGGAGAGTTGAATGGCTGAAGAAAAAAATGGATACGCAAGCAGTTTAATTGACACTGGGGTCCCTTCTCAACTTGATGAGGCCGACCTAGCTGCTGAGATAGAAATTGAGTTACCGGACTCTCAAAACAATGTTATGGCTATGATTGAAGCGGATGATGTTGGTGAGATTGGAATAACACCGACGGAGGATGGCGGTGTTGAGATTGATTTTGATCCTGCGGACCAGCGCGGCGAGGGGGAAGATTTTGATGCAAACCTTGCTGAAGAGATGCCTGACCGGGAGTTGTCAAGAATTTCGAGCGAGATGCTTGCTGAGTACGACGCAAACAAGTCGGGCCGTCAAGATTGGGAAGATGCGTATGCTAATGGTTTGGAGCTTCTTGGATTTAACTATGAGGAGCGCACACAGCCGTTTCGAGGATCAACAGGGGTTACGCACCCTCTTTTAGCCGAGGCTGCTACTCAGTTTCAGGCTCAAGCTTTTAACGAGCTTTTACCGTCTTCGGGTCCCGTCCGCACAGTTGTGATGGGCAAAGAAACGCGCAAGAAGGTTGAGCAGGGCCAGCGTGTTCGACAGTTTATGAATTATTACATTACAGATGTTATGGAGGATTACACTCCTGACATGGACCAGATGTTGTTTTATTTACCGCTGGCGGGTTCTACTTTTAAGAAAACTTATTTTGACGAGACGTTAGACCGTGCGGTGTCTAAGTTTGTTCCTGCGGAGAACTTGGTTGTTCCGTATGAGACCGTGGACCTCGACACGTGCCCCAATGTTACTCAGGTTGTACGCATGTCTTTGAATGATTTGCGTAAACGTCAGGTTATGGGGACATATTTAGACGTGGATGTTATTCCAGCCCAGCGCGAAATTACTGGCGTTGATGGAGAATTAAACCGTATTGAAGGGGTTGAACCTACTCAGATTGATTATGACTGCACTATTTTAGAGTGTCACGTTGATTTGGATTTAGAAGGTTATGAAGAAGTTGATGACGACGGCGAAACAACAGGCATTAAGATACCGTACATAGTGACGCTTTCTATGGATAATGGACAAGTTTTAAGTATCCGTAGGAACTACAAACAGGACGACCCTAAGAAGAAAAAAATCCAGTATTTTACACATTACAAGTTTTTACCGGGTTTTGGTTTTTATGGCTTGGGGCTCATCCACACGATTGGCGGTTTGTCGAGAACCGCCACGGCGGCATTGCGACAGTTGATTGACGCGGGTACGTTGTCCAACCTCCCAGCGGGCTTCAAGGCCCGCGGACTACGGATCAGAGACGACGATGAACCGTTACAGCCCGGAGAGTTCAGAGATGTGGACGCACCGGGCGGGGCTATCCGAGATAGTCTCATGCCGCTGCCTTTCAAGGGTCCAGATCAGACGTTGTTTCAACTGCTTGGTTTTGTTGTTGAGGCGGGTCAACGGTTCGCGACCATTACAGATTTAAAGGTTGGTCAGGGTAATCAGAACGCGCCCGTCGGAACTACTATGGCGATTATGGAGCAGGGGTCTCGTGTAATGAGCGCGGTCCATAAGCGTTTACACTATGCGATGCGGTTGGAGTTTAAGATACTTGCGCGTGTTATGTCGGAGAGTTTACCGCAGGAATATCCGTATTCTGTAGCGGGCGGCGACGAAACTATCATGGCGTCGGACTTTGATGACCGCATTGACGTTGTACCTGTTAGCAATCCAAACGCTTTCAGTCAGGCCCAGCGCATTACGTTAGCTCAGACTAAGCTACAACTTGCAAGTCAGGCACCAGAGATTCACAACATGCACGAAGCTTTTCGGGACATGTATGAAGCGATTGGCGTTGTTGATGTAGACCGTTTGATGAAGTCTATACCTACAGAAGAGCCTGAACCGCTTGATCCAGCGCAAGAGAACATTAATGCTTTGGATATGTTGCCACTTCGGGCGTTTGAGGGTCAGAACCACCAAGCGCACATTCAGGCACATTTGGTTTTTGGCACAAGTCCTATTGTTGGCACGATGCCCCCAGTGGCTATTTCTATACAAAAGCATGTCATGGAACACGTACAACAGGCTGCGAGAGAGCAAGCCGCAGTTGCATATTTACAACAAGTTCAGCAGCAAGGTGGCCAGCCTGCCGATGACGAACAAATGTTACAAATTGAGCAGCTAACGGCTAACTTTATTGCTGAAGGGTTGCAACAGGTCAAACAACTTTCTGGCGAGATGACGGGTGCAGGCGCTCCTGACCCACTTGTTCAGCTTAAAGAGGCTGAGATGAAGCAGAAGGCAGCAGCGGATCAGGCAGACAACCAGATTGACCAAGCCAAGGTTGAGCTTGACGCCCGTGGCCAGCAAATGCGCGGTCAACAGTTCAAGGAACGTTTGGCTTCTCAAGAGCAGCAGACTTCGGCTCGTATTGATGCTGCAATGCAACGTGAGATACTTAAACAGCGAGGGTCCCCACAATAAAGGTCTGTTTGACAGATTGTACTAAACCTCGTATTTTTAAACAAAGGAGCAAAATAATGGCAGATACTTATCCTTCAAAAGAAGATTACACAAAAGAGACTTTACGTAACGATGGTGGAAATGCTGGCCGCGGTTTGGGAGCGGCTATTGGTGCCTCCGTTGGAGGACCCGGTAATCTTATTGCTCAAGGCATAAAGAACATGGGTGCGAAAGCTTTATCAAAGTCTGCTCGTGTTTCTACAAAAGACATGGAACGAGCTTCAAAGTCTCTTCCAGATAGTCCTAAGAAAACTAAATCTAAAAGAAAGGGGCCAAGATAATGGCTAAAGTAAGAGTAAACGGCTCCGCGCCGGGTAAAACACCTGAAGCGGTTAGCTATGCGGACATTAAAGGCCAAGGCCGCATTCCATACGGCAAGTCGGCTCCGGCTCCTATGGCTGATACGAGCAAACCTAAAAAGATGACTATGCGTGGAGCGGGTGCCGCGATCCGCGGAAAAAGTTACATAGGTTATCCCTCTTAGCCCTTTCTAACTTTTTAAAAAGTTATACACATGTTATAGTGCCTTTTAAAAGAAAGGGGTGTTTAGCATGATTGAGGTATTGGCCTTGGCGGGTGCTGTCACAAAAATAGCAGGCGGCATAAGCGCAGCTATTAAGGCAGGAAAAGATACACACGCCCTGCTTCCCGCGTTTGGTAGACTTGCCAAGTTAGAAGCTGATATAAATTTAGCAGAATCTGGAAAACACAAAGGACCGCTGGGCAGGCTTACGTCCAGCGAAGAAGAAGGCTTTGCCATAGCGCAGGCAAAGATGGCGCACAAGCAAGCTCAAGAGGAATTGAGGTCCGCCTGCCGCTTGTACGGGCCACCTGATATGTGGGCGTTGGTGGTACGAGAAACCGCCGCTGCGCGTGTTCGGCAGAAGGAAGCTCTGGAAGCTCAAGCTGCTCACAGAGACCGTGTGTTTTATATTTTGTCGGTTGTCCTCGGTGTTGTGCTTTTTGCGGCAGGAACTGCCCTTTTGATTTGGGGTGCAGATCGGTGGGCTAATGGGTGAGATTATACCAAAATAAATTAGGAAAATACGTTGTATATGACAAACGTGGAAAAGTAGTTATAATAACAGTAGAACGAAAACTTGCTATAGCATACGCGAGGAAGGTAAATGACTGAGTTTGATAAAGCTGATTTAGACTCTAACGGCTATATAGATAGAAAAGAATGGAATCGTCTTGCCTTAGAAGATCGTAGGCTTGAGATGGTTGACCGGGACCTCAAGCGCAATGCGGAACGTAGGTTTACCGGGTTTGCTTTGGCTGGAATGCTTTTGTATCCACTTATTATATTGCTTGCTTCGGTGCTTGGCTTTGACAAAGCTGCTTCTCTTATAACAGACATTGCCTCTGTTTATGTGATAGCAGCGTCTGGTGTTGTTGCTGCGTTTATGGGGTTCAATGCTTACTCTGCAAAGGCAGATAAGAAGAAAGCATCAATTACTTATGATGATAGAGAGGAGGGTAAATGAGTATAATTAGTTCTTTAATAGGCCCAGCAACTGAGATTGTTGGTAAGTTTGTTCAAGACAAAGATAAAGCTGCACAACTTGCGCATGATATTAGCACAATGGCTGATAGGCACGCACAGGAGGCCATGTTAGCGCAGTTAGCGGTAAACAAGGCTGAAGCACAGGGAAATTGGTTTCAGGCGTCTTGGAGGCCATTATGCGGATATGTGTGCGTTTTAGGTTTATTTGTAAACTTCTTACTCTCTCCAATTTGTGCAGGGTTTGGGTTTGTTATACCTCAAGCAGATATGGCTGTGATGATGCCTATTTTAACAGGTATGCTCGGTTTGGCTGGTATGAGGTCATTTGAGAAGGTTAAAAAGGTTTCTAAATGAAAAATAAATGGATTTGGATTGGATTAGGATTGGCAATACTTTTTGTTGTTATGATTTATGGAGTTAATAAAGCTATGTGTACACCACCCTGTCTTTAAATGGAGAAGCTAACCGCACATGAAAAAAGTACAATAACGTGGCGTTGGACCGCACTTATATTTTATTTAGTCATTTGCTTTTATGACTTTCTATTTTGCCCAGTTTGGTGGGGATTAAACAGACCAGACATCTCCCAATTTATGGAGATTATAAATTCAACTAAGGAGCCAATGGTTCAAATGGAATTGATGAAGAAGCTAACAGGACAGCACGATCCATTTACACTTCTGGGTGGTGGGTTGTTTCATCTAGCATTTGGAGCAATTCTAACAGGCTCTTCTCTTGCAAACAAAAAGTGAGTAGTAAATGAAATATATTAAAGATATAACAGTATTAATTATGGTTGTGGGTCTGATGGGCATTCTTGGACTTATAGTCGTAGATGAATTTCAAATGGCAAATGAACATGGTGGTGCGTTAGACGAAAGCATCATAGGTTTACTTCAAATGTCACTTACTGGAGTAATTGGTGTTGTCGGTGGTTATGTAGGCGGCAGATCGAATGGTTAAAAAAAGATAATGTGGGTACTGGTTTGGATGCAGTTAATATCAGGACAGCCCGTAGATCATTTTCAGTTGGCTGTTTACGAAACTAAGACTGAATGCGAAACAAATAGAAAACGTGCGGAGGTTATGGTAACTCATAATGGGATTGCTGTGGCGTGTTTGGAGGTAAAAATATGACCGTAATAATAAACCTATACTACAGAATTAAATACAAGCTGTTCGGAGTTTTGTATTACAAGGGGAAAACAAAATGACATTTAAACTATCTAAACGAAGTCGAGACAGGCTGGAGGGAGTAGATGTCGGGCTGATCGCAGTCGTTGACTATGCTATCGCCGTCACAAAGATTGATTTTGGCGTGATCTGCGGGTTACGAACTATGGAAGAACAGCGAGAACTTGTTGCTAAAGGCGCAAGTAAAACCATGAAATCAAAACATCTTGGCGGTCACGCCGTGGACCTCATGGCCTATATTGGATCAAGAGGGTCGTGGGAATTGAATTTGTACGATGATCTTGCTGATGCTATGAAAGAAGGTGCTGAAGCTGCTGGAGTTGGTATTCGTTGGGGCGCTGCATGGCATATCCCAGATATTCGTGAGTGGAATGGTACAATGGAAGAAGCTATGAATGCGTACATAGATTTGCGTCGTAGCGAAGGCAGGCGTCCTTTTATTGATGGGCCTCATTTTGAACTAATGGTTTAAGGGTTTTAAGTTAACTCGCATATCTTTATACTTTGTCCTAGCATATCCTATATAAACTGTGCTAGGACATTATCATAAATTGTTAGATGATATGCGAGGTATGAATGGACGAAATACACACCGCCGAAGCAGTCTTTCGAATCTTGAGAGAAAGGCGTCAGGGTGTAACAGACTTAATGATCTATGGAAATGTTAAGTCAATGGAGCAATATCGTGAGCTTATGGGCAACTTAGAATGTCTAAATCACGTGGAACAGGAACTCAAGGGCCTGCTAGACAAACAGGAGCGTTCAAATGACTGAGACGCAGAAAATAAACTTATCAGCAGTAAAAGATGCTGTTGAAGACATATCACAGGCTTACAAAGAAAAGTCTGATAGAGTGTTAGACCCCGATGCAATCGGGCAATCCCTCCTAGATAGAATGCCTTCTCCCACTGGGTGGCGGCTTCTTATTTTGCCCTATCGCGGCAAAGGAAAAACGGAGAGCGGTATTTATCTTCCTGATAAAATTATCGAAGACAATGCAGTTTCAACGCAAGTTGGTTACGTTCTCAAAGTAGGAGAACTGGCTTATAAGGACACCGATAAATTTCCGGACGGTCCTTGGTGCGAAAAGGGTAGCTGGGTGATGTTTGCCCGGTATGCTGGTTCCCGTTTTAGAATTGAAGGTGGTGAAGTGAGGATTCTTAATGATGATGAAGTCCTTGCAAAAATATCATCCCCTGAAGACGTTCTTCATTTCTAGGAGGTAAAAATGGCTGAAGAAGAAAATCAAATTGAATTAGAATTAGACAGTACCGAGGAGACAGAAGTAGATGTTTCTGAAACCGAAGCACCCGAAACCGAAGCACCTGAAGAGGATCAATTTACTAAGGCGGAAACAAGTACGCAAAAAAGAATTGATCGTCTTACAAAGAAAATGCGTGAAGCGGAAAGGCGTGAACAAGAAGCTCTTAATTACGCCAAGCAGGTTCAGAATGAATCTGAAACGCTTAAAACTCGTATGCAAAGCTTGGACACTAACTATGTTAATGAGTACACCAATCGTGTTAATACGCAGGTATCTCAGGCTGAAGCTAGTTTAACTCGTGCAATTGAAATGGGGGACAGCGCGGCAACGGTTGAAGCGCAACGTAACCTTACGGCCTTGGCTATTCAACAAGATCGTGCAAACCAAGCAAAAGCGCAACAGGAGCGTTATCAGCAACAACAAGCTGCGGCTGCTCAACACCAGTCTCAACAACCAATGCCTGCTCAACAACCTCGTCGTCCTGACCCAAAGGCAGAGAACTGGGCGGCTCGAAACAGTTGGTTTGGTCAAGACGAGGCCATGACTTATGCGGCTTTTGGAATACATAAAAAGCTCGTCGAAGACGAAGGGTTTGACCCGCAGGGCGAAGACTACTATAATGAACTAGATCGTCGGATTTCTGAAAAGTTTAATATCGGCGCAAACAGTTCCAACAAAAGGCCCGCTCAGACGGTTGTTGGTGCTTCAAGAACTCCATCTGGGCGCAATAGTGGGAAAAAGGTTAGACTCACCCCTAGCCAAGTCGCAATCGCGAAGAAATTGGGTGTGCCGCTTGAAGAATATGCGAAATACGTGAAGGAGTAATAAGATGACAAAATCAAACAACCAAATTGGTAGTTCTGGAATCGACCGGACTTCTCGCGCTAATGAAACTAGGGAAAAACAAGCTTCTCGTAAGCCTTGGGCTCCCCCGTCCATGTTGGACGCACCACCTGCACCGGATGGTTTTAAGCATCGTTGGATACGCGCCGAAACGCGTGGATTTGATGATCGTAAGAACATCAGCGCAAAAATGCGCGAAGGTTGGGAACTTGTTCGTCAAGACGAATACCCTGACTTTGAGTCCCCGGTAGTTGAATCAGGTAAATATGAAGGTGTGTTTGGAGTGGGTGGATTAATGCTCGCTCGCATCCCTGTTGAAACAATTGCTGAAAGAACGGAATACTTTAATAAACGTAATACCGATCAGATGCAGGCCGTAGATCAGGATATGATGCGGGAGAACGCGCATTCAACCATGACGATCAGTAACCCTGACCGTCAATCCCGTGTAACTTTTGGTGGTCCAAAAAAATAGTTAGGACTACCTTCCCACTAAGGAGAAAGATAAATGGCTAATACAGATACATCTTATGGCCTTCGACCAATCTCCAGACAAGGCAGTAGTGTTTCGTCTGGCGGAATGACCGAGTATCGTATTGCTTCTGACAACTCAAACCCTATTTTCCACGGCATGGCGGTTATTCCGTTAGCTGCGGGCGTTATTGACGATCTACAAGCTGCGGCTGGTGGTAACGTTTCTATCTTGGGTGTATTTGGCGGATGCGAATACGTTTCATCAACAACAGGTGAGACAGTGTTTTCAAACTACTGGCCGGGCTCCGGCGCAGATAGTGATCACCCTGTTAAAGCCTTTGTGTACGACGACCCAAATCAACTATTCCAGATAGCTACTTCTAATGTAGTCGCTGCTGCGAATACTGAAGCGGAAGTTCGTGCGGCTGTGTTTGCAAACATTGCGTTTGCAACAGGCAACAGTGGTTCTACTTCCACTGGTTTATCTTCTGCAACAGCAGATTTAAACACTATCGCAACTACCAACACTTTGGCGTTAAGAATTATGGGCGTACAAGACGACCCCGCTAATTCCGACTTCACTGCCGCTGGTATCCCATTAATCGTTCGTATAAACAACCACTTCAATGCTCCTACGGGTTCTATTGCGGCTGGCACTGTTTCTACAACTGGCGTATAAGGAGCTTTAAACTATGGCTATTTCTCGCGCACAACTAGCTAAAGAGCTAGAACCGGGCCTTAACGCATTGTTTGGGCTTGAGTATGATCGTTACGAAAACGAGCATGGTGAAATCTTTGATGAAGAAAGTTCAGACAGAGCTTTTGAAGAAGAGGTTATGCTCGGAGGTTTTGCAAGCGCACCAATTAAGAGTGAAGGCGGAGCCATCACTTTTGATGATGCACAAGAAACTTACACAGCACGTTATACTCACGAAACTATCGCACTAGCGTTTTCTATCACAGAAGAAGCTATTGAAGATAATCTGTATGATCGTTTGGCGTCTCGTTACACCAAAGCCTTGGCTCGCTCTATGGCGCAGACAAAGCAGATCAAAGCAGCAGCTATCTTGAACAACGCGTTTAGCACAGGTGTTAATGCAATCGGTGACGGTGCAGCACTTTGTTCTGCCGCGCATCCAAGTTTATCTGGCAATCAAACAAATCTTCTTGCTACAGCGGCTGATCTTAATGAGACTTCGCTAGAGCAAATGTTGATTGACGTTGCTGGTCTAACTGACGAGCGTGGTCTAAAGATTGCGGTACGTGGTATGAAGTTGATAATTCCAAAAGAACTGCAATTTATTGCAGAGCGGGTTATGAACTCCAATTTGCGATCTGGAACTGCGGATAACGACAACAACGCAATGAAGAACATGGGCATGTTGCCAGACGGGGCAGTGGTAAACCACTTCTTGACTGACACAGACGCGTTCTTTGTTAAGACTGACGCCCCTAACGGCTTCAAGTTCTTTAACCGTTCACCAATCAAGACCGCTATGGAAGGCGATTTTGACACAGGTAACATGCGGTTTAAGGCACGTGAGCGTTATTCCTTTGGCGTATCAGACTGGCGTTCTGTCTTTGGAACTCCCGGCGCAGCTTAAACTGCACTTAATATTTACAGCAAGGGGCGGCTTCGGTTGCCCCTTTCTTTTTGTTCTGTATTATGTATAATACAACTATCCCTGACAGTCGCATCATGTGGCTGACATTTGCCAAGACAGGAGTATATCATGGCTAATACAACTTTTAACGGTCCCGTCCGTTCAGAAAACGGCTTCCAAGTTGTTTCTAAAAATGCAACAACTGGTGCTTTTACAACTGTAGCTAATACAGCCTCAACAGGCATTGTAACAAATAAATATGTGAAGCATGTCGGCTTTGCTACTGGCGTTACGGTAAACACAACAGCAGGCGATAGTCCTACAATTGGTGAGTTTACACAGCCAGCAAACACAATCATCACTGACATTAAAATATTTTGTGACACATCTCCTGTTATTGGAACAGGTGATATTGGTTACGAAGTTGGCACGTCTTCCTCTGGTGCGCAGATTGTTGCGGCTCAGACTGATGAGATTTTAGACGGCGGTACAACTGTTGTTGAGCATAACGTAACGGTAACTGCATTAGTTCTTCAGACACAAGACGGCACAACAGCCCCAGCCTCTGTTCAATATACAGACACCGAAAGAACTATTTACTGCAACATTACAAACACCGTTGATGCTACAACAGCAGGATCGTTTACATTCATCATTGAGTACGTTCAAATTGCGTAATTAATTGGGTGGGGTTAACGCTCCACCTTTTATTATAGGAGATTAATATGGCGGATGCTGTAACCTCACAGACGCTGATCGACGGCGGTAAACAGGTCGTTATGAAGTTCACTAACGTTTCCGACGGGACCGGAGAGTCCGCCGTTAAAAAGGTAAATGTTTCTGCCTTGGAATCCAGTGTAGACGGTGACGCTTGTACTGGTGTTGTGATTGAGCGTATCTGGTGGCAATGTATTGGCATGAAGGTTCAAATCTTGTGGGATGCAACTACAGACGCATTTTGCATTGAGCTTGGCGAAAACCAAAGTGGTTCCCATGACTACACTATTTTTGGTGGTTTAACCAACAACGCAGGAAGTGGCAAAACTGGAGATATTCAATTTACAACCGTAGGTCATACAAGCGCAGACACTTATACAATTATTTTGTATATGCGTAAAAAGTATGACTGAGTTTAAGAAAAAAGCTAGTCAATGGCCACTACGAAAGACGTAAAAAGGACGCCCTCTGGGCGGTTAGTGTACAGAGGAGAAACTTTTGGCGGATACAACAAGCCAAAAAGGACGCCCGGCAAGGCGAAAAAAAGCGCGGTCCTCGCAAAAAAAGGTAGTCAAGTTAAACTTGTCCGGTTCGGGGACTCCAAAATGTCCATCAAAAAAGACCAGCCCGCCAGACGAAAAAGTTTCCGGGCTCGTCACAACTGTGACACGGCAAAAGACAAATTTAGCGCCAGATACTGGTCCTGTAAAGCATGGTAAAGAAGATATGAAAATACTAGAACTTCTGGCTAAATTAGAAAAACACGAGGCTGAGTGTAACTTACGTTATCAACAGATCGAAGAAAAACTTTCTGATCATAAAAACTCGTTGAAAGCTTTTGATTTAAAACTTTGGGGACTAGCTGTTTTAATTTTAATAGCACCTTTTGTTGGAAAGTTATTAGGATAGTATAATGTCTTATTCTCGCAAATCTAAAAAGGCATCTCCAAAAAGCAAAGGCAGCAAAATATGTCCTTCTGGAAAAGCTTGGGCTAAACGTACTTTTGACACATATCCTTCAGCATATGCAAACATGGCGGCTTCTAAATACTGTAAAGACCCTAATTATGCCAAGAAAAGTAAGAGGAAAAAGGGATAATGCTAAGTAAAGGTAACAAACGAAAAGTTAAAAAGGTTGCAAGGGGCTTAAACAAAGCTTCAAAACTTCATGCCAAGCAGGCTAAAACTTTAAAAACAATGATTCGTTCTCCTAGAAAGAAGAGCTAAATGGGTGAGCTAAAGAAATGGCGGGATCAAAACTGGGTTAGAATTGGAGCCGACGGCTCTATAAAAGGCCCTTGTGGCACGTCTAAAGACAAAAAGAACCCTGATAGATGCTTGCCAGAAAGTAAAGCTCGCTCTCTTACTAAGGCTCAACGCAAAGCTACGGCTGCAAAAAAGAAACGTGCAGGATCAAAGGGTCAACAAGTAGTAAAGAACACTAAGGCAGCAACTGTTACAAATATGGCTAGAGGCGGTGAGCCCTCTGCAACTAAAGCAAAAAGACCTTTTCGGGGTAAGACCCCACCCGGAACTGTAGTAGCTAGGGGTTGTGGTGTAGTATTAAGTAGTAAACGTAAAAAAACGAAAGGATCAGTATCGTGAAAAAGAAGATGAAAAGCAAAGGCTACCGAAGTGGTGGTAAAGTTAAGAAGATGTCTAAAGGCGGAGCCGCAGGCGGTAAAAAAGTTCGCCGTATGTCTAAAGGTGGAGCCGCTGGTGGTAAAAAAGTAATGCGTATGTCAAAAGGTGGAGCCGCTGGTGGTAAGAAATCACTTGCTTCAGCAAGAGCATCACTTCCCGCTGGTTATAAGATAGTTAAAAAATAAAATATGGCATATTTACATAGCAATATTCCTTATTTCAAGGCATGGGTTCGTCGTGAATATACTCATAACCATGAGGCGTATCACGGCGAATTTCTTCATGCTATGGTCATTGGTGTAACAACAATACCAAACCGATCTTTAAGTTTTCAAGTAATTTTTACTGGAAGTGAGGCAGAAGGAGAGAAAGAGGACACCGTACACGGTGGAGCTATGTGGGCTCGTATGCCAATAACTGCACTTGTTGCCGACATTCCTTTAGAAGAATGGCCAGAACCGATGGAAACATATGATGCACAACCTTGGGACTGTGCTTCTCATTATAACTCTGTTTATGTTATGGATAGGACCACCCCATGTCCTTGGATGGCTAAAATAGATGGTAAAATGCACCCGGCAAAGTATTTATTTACTGTAGATTACACTGAGAGTGAAATCGCTGATGATCCGGCACAACACAAACAAAATCACGTTCTTCAACTGTTAGATGCAGGAGAATGGACGGGCAATATTGTTGCGTTACCTAATAACCGTGTGCGCGTAACACACCCTGCATGGTTTCAAACAGGAGAGGGCGCTCCTGACTTCAAGCCATCTCAGCATATACATTATTCAAAATCTGAGTTAGACTACACATTAGATGTTAACAAGGTTTTTGATAACCTTTACAACGAGGAATAAAATGGCTGTTTCAAGTAGCAAAGATTTTGAACTAGATGTAGCTGAATACGTCGAAGAAGCTTTTGAACGTTGCGGCTTAGAAGTTCGCACGGGTTATGACTTAAAATCAGCAAAACGTTCTCTTAATCTTTTGTTAGCAGAGTGGGCTAATCGCGGCCTAAACCAATGGACTATAAAACAACGAACTCTTACAACGGTTCAGGCAGACGGCAACTATGACTTAGGGGCGGACGTTATAGATATTTTGTCTGTTGTTGTTCAACGGGACGGAACTGATTACTCGCTAACCCGTCTAAGTAGGGATGGTTACTTAACAATACCCAACAAGACAACTCAAGGAAGAGTTAACCAGTTTTTCTTAGACAGGCAACTTACCCCTGTTTTAAACGTTTGGCCCGTTCCAGATAATTCTACAGATGTAATATACTACAATGCTTTGACACGAATGGACGATGCTGACATATACACTAATACTATGGACCTTCCTTTTAGGTTTTATCCTTGTTTAGCTGCGGGTTTAGCTTACTATATTGCTCTAAAAAGAGCCCCAAACCGCGTTCAAATGCTTAAAGCAATGTATGAAGAAGAATTTGATCGTGCTGCTACAGAAGATCGTGATAGGTCCTCTTTCAATGTTGTTCCAAACTATCAATATTATAGGACAAACTAATGGCAAAGTTTGCATCTGGAAAAAATTCTTACGCAATCTCTGACCGATCTGGTTTTCGGTATCGGTATAAAGATATGCGGAAAGAATGGAACGGTCTTCTTGTTGGTCCAGATGAGTTTGAACCTAAACAACCACAACTAGGTCCTTTTAGAAAAGTTAATGACCCGGAATCTCTTCAAGACGCAAGACCCGACAGAGTTGAACCTTTTGACGTTTATATTGGGCTTCCTTTAGTAGAAGCTCCTAGCCTAACACCTGTTCCCAGAGGAACCACTGGTTTAGGAGAAGTGACGGTGACCATAACATGAGCTTTACATATTCAGAATTAAAACAAGCAATACAGGATTACGCGGACAATACGGAAACTTCTTTTGTAAATAACTTACCTGTATTTATAAAACAGGCGGAAGAACGCATTTTAAAAAGTGTTCAATTAAGTCTTTTTAGAAAAAATGTTTCGGGAGTAATGTCTAGTTCAAATAAGTTTTTAGCTTGTCCAACGGATTTTTTAGCACCTTTTTCTTTAGCTTTCGTAGATTCAAGCAGTAATTATGTGTTTTTAGATTTTAAAGAAAATGATTTTATTCAATCTTTTAACCCAAACCCTGCAACTACAGGAAGCCCGCGTTTCTATGGTGTTTTTGACATAGATAATTTTATTATAGGACCTACACCAAATTCAAGTTATAATGTTGAACTTCATTATTATTACAGACCAGCAAGTTTAACCAGTTTGGCAAGTAGCGGCACAACGTGGCTAAGTGAAAACGCCTCTATTGCTATGTTATATGGCAGTTTGGTCGAAGGTTATACCTATATGAAGGGTGATGCAGACATGATGGCTTTGTACGAAAAGAGGTTTATGGAGTCAATTATGGGCTTAAAAGGTCTTGGAGAATCAAAAGAGGTGACGGACGAGTACCGCACTGGAGTAGTAAGGAGACCTAAACAATGAGTCTTCCAGCCTTAGATATGAGTCTTTCAGAAAATTTTTCTGTAAAGGTACATACTTCCGAGGGGCGTGGTTTTACCCCAGAAGAAATTGCTGAACGTTGCGCGGATAAAATAATTTCTGTTTCAAACAACGCGCATCCTGCAATACAAGAGCAGGCTCGTGCTTTTAAAGCTCAAATAGTTAAGTTAATAGAGTTTTATTTGACGGAAGCTGTTAAAAATGACAGAACTACTGTATATAATGCATTAACCGACGCAGGACACCCAGAGCTTGCATCACTCATAAGGAGATTGTGACATGGCCTTTTCAGGTAACTTCATGTGTACGAGCTTTAAGAAAGAGCTTCTTGAGGCCAAGCACAATTTTTTAAACAGCGGAGGAAGCACTTTTCAGCTTGCTTTGTACACGAATAGTGCGTCTTTTACCGCAGCTACCACTGCTTACACTACAAGTAATGAGATTAGTAACACTGCTGGTAGCGCATACTCCGCCAAAGGTAATACTTTGACGCGAGTTGACCCTTCAACTTCTGGAACTACGGCCCTTACAGATTTTGCAGATTCCTCTTGGTCTTCTGCTAGTTTTACGGCTCGCGGAGCTTTGGTATTTAATGACAGTGCGTCAGGAGACCCTTCTGTAGTTGTTTTAGATTTTGGTGCAGATAAAACAGCAAGTAATGGAACATTTACCGTTGTTTTTCCTACAGCAGACGCAAGTAACGCGATTATTCGGATAGCCTAATGACGGATATTATCGTTCCTCTCTCTGGTTGGGGTCGAGGAACGTGGGGTCAACTCTCTTGGGGCCAAGACTCTATTACAAACACAGGCGCAACGGGACAAACAGGTTCTGTAACGGTTGTTGCAACAGCTAATGTCCCTGCTACTGGACTAGCGGGAACAGGTTCTGTAGGTTCTGTCACTGTAACGGCAGATGCAAATATTAACGCCACTGGAATAGCAGCAACAGGTTCTGTGGGTTCTGCCACTGTAACGGCAGACGCAAATATTAATGCCACTGGAATAGCGGGCACGGGCTCTGTAGGCTCGGTCACTGTAACAGCAGACGCAAATATTAACGCTACGGGTGTAGCGGGAACAGGTTCTGTAGGTTCTGTTGTCGTCACAGCGGACGCCAATATAACCGTTACTGGCGTAGCAGCAACGGGCTCTGTAGGTTCTGTCATTGCAACGGCAGACGCAAATATTAACGCTACGGGTGTAACGGGAACGGGCTCCGTAGGGTCAGTTACCATCTCTGTAAGTAACGATGTGTCTGTAACAGGCGTGGCAGCCACAGGTGGTGTTGGTCAGGTTCTTGTTTGGGGAAGTATTGTCCCAGATCAAAATCCGGGGTATAGTACCGTAACGCCGTCTCAAGTTCCGGGGTATAGTACCACAACGCCGTCTCAATCTCCCGGATGGACAAAAATTGCAGCGTAAGGATTTAAAACATGGCTAGTACATATGTAAATGACCTAAGACTAGAAGAAATTGCTACAGGCGAACAGTCTGGTACTTGGGGCGATACAACAAACACCAACCTCGAACTCATTGCGGAAGCGTTTTCTTTTGGCACAGAAGCCATAACAACAAATGCTGACACGCACACAACTACAATTGCGGATGGGGCAACGGACCCCGGACGCTCAATGTTCTTGAAATACACAGGAACTTTAGATTCTGCTTGTACAATTACAATAGGGCCGAACACGGTCAGCAAGCTGTGGTTTATTGAAAACGGAACTTCTGGTTCCCAGAACATTATCATATCCCAAGGGTCTGGGGCTAACATTACAATCTCGGCGGGACAAACTAAGGCTATCTATTCAGATGGCGCAGGTTCTGGCGCGGCTATGGTTGATGCGTTTGCTGATCTTTCTGTTCCAAGTTTGTCTACAAGTACAGCAGGTACATCCAACCTACGCCTTGGCGTCAACGCAGGTGATGCAATAACCTCTGGCGGTAACTACAACGTGGTCTTGGGCGATGAGGCTGGTACTGCTTTGACTACGGGTGATAACAACGTGGCTGTTGGCTTTGAGGCTTTAGTTACGGAAGATGCTCACGGTAATAATACAGCCGTTGGCTATCGTGCGTTAAAAACACTTAACGCTGGGGCAGAAGGTTATAACGTGGCTGTTGGTACTAATGCAGGACTATCAATTACCACAGGTTTGCGAAACAATCTGATTGGCGCATTTGCAGGAGACAGTCTAACTGACGCAGATGACAATGTAGCTATTGGTGACAGTGCATTAAACTCAGACACTTTAGGTTCTAAGTCCGTTGCAATAGGTAGAGCCACTTTAGCTAATCAAAACTTCACGACTGCCACAGATAGTTATAACACAGTCGTTGGTTATTTCGCAGGTACAGCAATTACCACGGGTCAAAACAATACCCTTGTCGGTGGCCTAGCAGGTGATGCACTTACTACTGGAACTGATAATGATGCCATTGGTGTTTCCGCTTTAAGTTCAGATACGGCAGGAAATAGATCGACTGCAATAGGAAGAGGAACTTTAAATGCTCAAAACTTTACAACATCTACGTCTGTTTATAATGTAGCTGTTGGTTATCTTGCAGGTTTATCAATAACCACAGGCACACAAAACACTTTAATGGGTGGCCTAGCAGGTGATGCAATTACGGATGCAGACTATAACGTAGCAATGGGATACAACGCTTTAGGGGCTAACACGCTAGGAAGCAAATCAACTGCAATAGGTACTTTTGCTTTAGAGGCTCAAAATTATACTACAGCCACAGATAGTTTTAACACAGCCGTTGGTTATTACGCAGGGGTATCAGTCACGACAGGAACCGACAACACTCTGGTTGGCTCTTTAGCAGGTGATGCTTTGACTACTGGTAGCCTTAATACAGCTTTAGGCAAAAATGCGTTAGGTTCTGATACAAAAGGTAATCGGTCTATTGCGATTGGTAGATTTGCTTTAGGAACTCAAAACTTCACAACAGCTACAGACACTTACAATGTAGCTATGGGATATAGTGCAGGAGGGGCAATTACCACAGGCGTACAGAACACTATTATAGGTGGCGTTGCAGGTGATGCACTCACGACAGGAAGTTACAACGTAGCGGTAGGTTTTGAGGCTCTTAGCACTGAAGATGGTCATGGAAATAACGTAGCAATAGGCAATAGAGCTTTAAAAACTCTTAATGCAGGAGCAACTGGTAGCAACACAGCCGTAGGTGACGATGCAGGTACTGCTATGACCACAGGCATAGATAACGTCTTGATCGGTGGTGGCACAGGTGATGCACTCACGGATGCAGACTATAACGTAGCCGTAGGAAAAAATGCACTAGGTTCTGATACTCTTGGAAGTATGTCAGTAGCTATTGGTAACGCAGCATTAGCTACACAAAATTTCACAACAGCTACAAACACCTATAATGTAGGTATTGGTATGGGCGCAGGTTCTTCAATTACCACAGGCAAAGAAAACACCCTCATCGGTGGTCTTACAGGTGACTCACTTACGACAGGTGAAGCTAATCTTGCTGTTGGTTACAAGTCATTAAGTGCATCTAATACTGCTTCGGGAAATGTTGCGCTTGGTGCTAATGCAATGCTTGTAGACACCAAAGGAGCAAGAAATGTTGCTGTAGGTTACGGCACATTAATGGCTCAAAACTTTACGACAACTACAAATAGTTATAATGTAGCGGTAGGTTTTGATGCAGGAGCAGCAGTCACCACGGGTACAGACAACGTCTTAATAGGCGGTTTAGCAGGTGATGCTTTGACTACTGGAACTCAAAATATAGCCATAGGAAGAGAAGCGTTATCTACAGAAGACGCTCACGGTCTAAATGTAGCAATAGGTTATCAAGCACTTCAAACTTTGAACGCAGGAATAGATGGTTTTACCGTAGCTATTGGTGATCGTGCAGGTAAAGCTTTGACTACTGGACTTTACAACACTCTTGTCGGAGGCGTTGCAGGGATGTCATTAACGACAGGAGGTCGCAACATAGCCCTTGGTTTGCAAGCTTTGGATAATGACACTCAAGGCAGCAGCACTATTGCAATCGGTGTTAACGCATTAACTGCTCAAAACTTTACGACAGCTACAAATGTTCACAACGTGGCTATTGGTGACAGCGCAGGTAGTCAGGTCACCACCGGAATTCTCAACACCCTCATCGGTGGGGCAGCGGGTGATGCTCTTACAGATGCAGATAAGAACACTGCTTTAGGTTATACTGCTTTGAGCAGTGATACACTTGGCTCTCAATCAACGGCTGTAGGATACCAAGCTTTACTTTCACAAAACTTTACGACTGCCACAGATAGTTTTAACGCGGCTGTTGGCTATAATGCAGGAGCAGAACTCACCACAGCCGTAGGTTGTACTTTTATAGGAAGCCAAGCTGGGCAAAATGTAACCACAGGAAACACAAATACCTTTGTAGGGTCTAGTGCAGGAGTAGGTAATTCTTCTAATAAACTTACTGGAGCAAATAACACAGCAGTAGGACAAGGCGCTCTTCAAGATGTTGAAGGTGCAGGCAATGGCAATACTTGTATAGGTAGAGATTCAGGAACTGCGATCACGACAGGTGTTTCTAATGTTTTGCTTGGATATGCAAATCAAGTTTCAAGTGCAACAGTTACAGCAGAAATAGTAATTGGTCCCGGAGTCACAGGTAGTGGAGGTAGCACTGTTACCATAGGTTCAGGTGCAGGTAAAATTTCTAATACTTTTACTTCAAATGCTACTTGGTCACATTCATCAGATGAACGGTTAAAAACAAACATTCAAGATGATACACTTGGA